CGACCACCAATTAAAACTACTCTGCCGTCTTTATTGACGAAGTTCTTGCTGTCTTTTGACGCTCCGTCGGGGATATTTTCAGCGTCTAAGACATTATGAGTACCTTTTACGAATAGTTTTATGGTTTTTTCCATATTATAGGTTTTGAAGGTCAGAGTTCCATTTTGCCATTCTTGTTAAAATAGAATTTCCTAAAGATTGGTTTTCAGCTTGATAACTTTGAGCTTTAGGGAACAACTGAATAACCATATCATCAACCACCATAAGGTGATAAATTGCGTCGTGATATCTATCAGGGAATACAGGTTCGGTTGAAAGAGTGAGATCAGCAGGGAAAGCCTTGTAGTCAAAAGAGTATGAGCCAGATTGTGAGACAGGGAATTTAATCGTACCCGCTGCGATGTCTAAATAACAGACGTTGTTATTGTTTTCATATCTTCTGCGGTCAGACCAATTAACTACTTGATAAGCCGAACCGTTAATAAACACGAATACAGGTTTGGCATTTATTTCAGTAGAATAGGAATTATCTGTATAGTTAAAATTCTCTACTAAATAAGCAAAGTCAGTTGGTAAAGTAATCGAAGTATCAGAAACAGTTCCAGTCTTTTCTTTTTTTAGAAACTCCCAAGGCCTATCATCACAAATTCTGTGATAAATCTTATTGGCAAGGTCTAATTCTTCAGCAGGTGACAATTCTGTACTGTCATCTACATAAAGCTCAAATTTTTTTATTATCTCACTTGTTAGCATATATTTAATTCTTATCACTGCCCCTATAAAGAGGCAGAGGAAAAATTAAACTGTTGTAATTGTAGGAACGTGAGCCATATTCAAATAACTTCCAAGTTCAAGAGCAATCCAATCAGTGCCATTCCATTCAAGCAAAGCAAATTCACCAGCATTGGCAAAAGTTAATGTATTGCCAGTACCTGTAAAAGCACCTGTAATTGTAGCGTCGCCATTATCGACTCTTAACAAAATCTTTTTGCGTTGTCCGATTGAAGCACCAGCGGCTAAAGTATAAGCAGTTGCACCAGCCGAGGTATCAATAGTAGTCAGGTATTTAGCGATTGAAATAGCACCAGTCAACACAACTTCTTCTTGTGCGGCGGCGGCAGGTAAATAACTGTCAATCAAAGAAACAGTCGCACCAGTTAATGTTTCAGTTTGTGCTAACAAAGATTTATAAGAATTGTTATCAATCGAGATAGTTCCAGCTGTTACAGTTACGTTACTCTTAAAAGAGCAGTTTGTAATTCTACTTCCAGCACCGTTATTGATGTTAATCAAATCAAATTCTGTGTTGTCGGCATTGTAGAGAGAGATTGCTGCAACAGCGTCAGCGGCGTTTGCAAGGTGGCCTGTAAATTCATTCCAACCAGTTGTTTCAATCAAAGCAATGGCGGCGTCTGCGGTTGTGGTTCTACCAGAAACACGAGAGTTATGATAACTCAATACCCAAGTACCGTTTGTTGCGAAACCAACATCACCAGCAACATCGACACCAGTAAAAGAGATATAACTTAAAGAGTCATTATTTCTTGTAGCGGTTATAGCACCAGTAATTCTTCCAGAGTTTCCTTTTTCTGCACGAGTACCATACCCACCAAAAAATTCAAGTTTAGAATAATATTGGTCAGCAGTTCCTCCAACCATTGTGGTTGTGTATGTAATATTGCCACTGATAGCAGCGCCATTAAGGTTAATCCTTAAATATTTTACGTTCCCAACAGCTAAGTTATCAGAATAAAGACCAGGGGCGACATTTAAGATATAGCGAGCATTTAAAGCGTAATCTGCTGGTCCAGCAGCCTGTTGAACTGTTGAGTCAGCGTTGATAACAGCAAGAGCGGCTAAAATTGTCTTAAAAGGTTTTAAATAAGAACCGTCAGCTGTGTAAGTGTCAGTTCTAGCACCATTTACATAATATTCTCTACCATATTGTGGCAAAGAGATTTCTGAAATACCAGAAGAGTCAACATCATTCCAAGAAGGCACTGCGACAGTACCAACATTCCTGTATACTTTTCCATCTGATTTGTTAGTCAAAATACAACCAACTGAAAATTTATCAGCAGTTGAAGGTAGCGTTGAGTCGGTTAAAACGGCTTTTGTGATTAAGCCATTAAAATCTTCCTCGATTAGAACGTTAGACATTGTATCGTCTGTTCTCATATTTTTATGATTAAGATTAAGTAATTATCTCTCCCCTGTTAGGAGGGGAAAGTAATTGCTCAATTAGGCAGCAATCATAACGTCTAAAAATTTCTTTGCACCATCAGCGAAAGTTTTCAAACCTCCAAGATAGGAAGAGAAAACATTTGTACCACGTCGGTCATCAGTTGGGCGCATATCAACTTCCTTCATATCTTGAAGAACAGCGTCAATACCACCTTTTTTACCATAATAACCGTGGATAAAGTTCTTACTCCAAGAAGTAGAACCACCAGTTTCAGCCAAAGTCAAACGACCAGAACCTTTACAAACGATAGTTGTGGTTGTTGCACCAGCAGTAGCTGTGATTTTCAAAGCAGTGATAGTCGCTTGGTTAGCAGCAGACAAAGCTGTATAAGTAGCGGTTGTTGTGCCTGGAGTGTTAATAGCGGCTGCAATGTTAGTATGAGAAGCAGCGACATTGATACCGATTAAGATTTCGCCAGCAACAGCAGGACCAGAAGACAAAGTGTCTTTCATTGTGTAAACTACGCCATTGATTGTGAAAGTTTCTCCGTCAGAGAAAGTACCAGCTTCTGTCAAAACAGCTTCACCTGTTAAATTTTCAGAAACGTACACTTCTGCTTGACCAACTTTACCAGCATAGCCATTAGCAAATACTGAACCAGCCAAATCAATGCTCTTGCTCAAAAGGTATTGTTCCATTTCGGAAGCACCGTAAGAGTCAATAACCAAGCAAAGATTAGTAAGCATTTGGTTGTTCTTGCGTAATTTAGCAGGCATACGAGTTACCATTTGAGGTACAGTTGTAGAACTCAAAGTGATAGGTGTGCCGTCAGATGTCAAAGTTGTCAAATCGCCATTATCAAAATCATAAGTAGCGTTTACAACTTCACCAAAGAAACGAGCGTCAAAGTCAGTAGCTACTTTAATAGCAATCTGGCCTCCAATAACTTCACCAGGATTTAATGGACCAGCTTGTGTAGCTTCGCCATCGGAAATGTGGAAAACAGCTTCGTATTCCAAATTTACTGTTAAAAGTTCTGCTGAATCGGTAATAGTATCAATAGTTGAGGCAGAGCCACGAACTGTTGGGCGAACTACTACATTGCTGATGTCGTAAGCGACACGTTCAACGCTTTCACCGTATTTTAATACTGGTTCAAAGCGGAAATTACCAACTTTTTTTGCTACCAAGACTTTATTAAAAATTTCTTGGTAAGCGTTGTCGAAATGGGGTTTAAAATCTGTTAATGCCATATTGTAAGGATTTACTTATTGAATTAACATCCCCCAACTCCACTTTAAAGTGATGACTGAAGATTACCTGTAAGAGCGTCATTGTATTGTTTTTTAAGGTTTGGATCTGCCATAACCTCTTTAAAATACGCAGGGTCTTTTTTGGCCTTATTTATATCCACGATAAGATTGTCGTTCTTGTTACCGCGCGAACCGCCAGCATCGAGAGTTTTCTTACCTTGAATTAAATGGCCATAGGCTTCCTCAATCAGTTGAGAGAAGGTTTTAGAAGCATTAGCAGGGTTTTGTACCAAAGACTTGATAACTTCTTTACTTGCTACACCGTCGTACTCTGGCATACGTTCCAAAGCCTTAGCGTAGTGTTGCTCAAAAGTTTGACTAAACTTCTCTGCTTTGTCCTTGTCTTCAAGGGGTTTAAAGCGAGATGAAATTTTTTCATCAATCTCTGATTCTGCTTGCTTCTTAATGGAATCGGCAAAGTCTTTAAGAAAAGACTCGTCTACTCCGTGTTGTTCGGCAATAGCTTTGATGTCAGATGATACTTCTTTTTTGTTTGCACCATCTTCAATGCTTTTTTGTAAATCTTTCATCTGTTTGGATAGTTCCTTATTGCTATTCTTGATTTCAAGAAAAGCTGACAAAGGGACTGACTCCTCTTTTTTTACTGGATTTACTACGTTGCCGACCGTTTCCTCTTTTGGAGTTTCTTTTTTCTCCACTACTTCAGAAATTGTAGGTTCAGTTTTCTTTTCCCCCTCTGCAGGAGTGGTCTTGACTTCTTCAGCCATAGATTAAACCTTTTAACGATGTGGCTCATCGGGGTTTTATGCCTCTTCCCAAGAGTAAAACGATAAATGATTATCGCACTGTATCCCCGAATAAATCAGGGACACTAGCGTTACTCATCTTCATCAACGTTCTCAAGTGCTTCTAGAGCTATATCAAGAAGTTTCTTTGACCCAGTAAGGGCTTTAAGTAAAGAAAGGTCTTTTTTAAGTGATATAACCGCACTTCTTAATTTTAGTTCGTCGTCGTTATAAAGCGAAATAATAATATCTATATCTTGCTTTACTTCTTTTCTTAGAGTTTTAACGAGCAATTTGCCACCATCTTGATTTACCAAAGAAGTAATTGACTTATAAGTTTTAATGTCTTTTAAGATTTCTTCTTTTGGGACTCTCATACACTTGGTTCTTCTTCAAATTTTTCTTCCTTAACTTCTTCTAAGATTTTAATGCCAGTTTGTTCCTCAATGTCTTTTAGTTCAATAGCGTATTCAGCAAATTGTTTCATTACATTTTCAAGCCCTTCTTCACAAGCTTTTGCCATTGTTTCAGCAGCGTCATATAAAGCAATAGCGTTTCTTTTTTCTGGTGTTAATTCAAGAACTTCTGGGTGGAAACTTTTAATGTTTTCCATTTTAGCTTCCTCTAAACTTTTCTGGGCGGTTAGTTCTCTTTTCTTTTTGTTTAGATAAGCGATGTGTTCTTTGATACTCTCTACTGTAAATTCTAGTTCAAATTCGCTTTTAGACAACACTAGGTTGTTCTCCTCCTGCGTTTTGATTTGGTACTTCGCCATAGTTTTCTTCTGGGAGTGGCTGTTCGCCTTCTGCCATTGGGTTGGCAGTTCTTTCCCTTAACATTTTAAGTTTTTCTTGTTGTAATGCTCTGGCTTCGTTCCTGTAAACTACTTCCTCTAAGCTATCCATATACATCGCTAGGCGTGTAAATTGCTCCATAGACACGTCTTCCTCGTGGTCTTTCATATAATCAAGCATTTTCTGTCTATAAGCGTTATTGGCGTTCTTATTTGGCTTGATTTCTTCCCCTTCTAATAGAGCTTCAATATCCCTATCGCACTCACTCATCAATTCAGAATTTCCGTAGATAGAAGTGTCTAATAGTTGCTGTATTTCGTCTTCGGATAAACCTGAGTTCTTTCCCAACATCTCATAGGCTTTTTTAGGGTTCTGAATAGGGTTTTGTCCTTGGCTCATAAGAAAGTTATTTTTAAGTTGTCTATCTTGCATTGAGGCCATTTGTTCAGCGTTAGAGGCTTCGACTAAAACTCCGAATGTGTCATCTTTTTTGAAAATGTCTGTTCGTTTAATCTTCTTAACCTCTACACCTTTAGGCCCGATTAAATCAACTGCTTTTCTTTTTATTAAATTGTCCTTGACACCTATTTCATAAAGTTTAGCGAACCTTGTATAGCCGAATGAGTATGATTTATTTAAAAGTCCAAAGCGGTCAGCTGTGGCTTGTTGGTTGCCTTCGTAAATACCAACCTTACCTTCTTCGTCAGCTACACCTTTTGAACCAGCTGTAACACCAGAAGCCTTTTCCTGTATGCCTTCTAATATCTGGAATACTTGAATTGGGGTGTTGATACTAGGTGTTTGAACAAACTGGATAGCCTTATTAACATCTACCCCACCTTTTGTCTTAATAATTCCGTCTCTTCGGTATTTAAGCTCGGCTAGGTTTTCAATCGCTGTAACATCTACTATCTTTTGAGGTTTGTTGATAGCTTCAGCGTTGTCTAACATCTGATTGATAGACACGTCTTGAGCCATAAACAGCTCTCTAGCGTAGTCACAATATGAAGGTGTCCAGAACTCTGTTAAATCTGGGAAGGCCGCCCAAGTCCAGAATGGCCAAGCACCTTGAACAAATTCGTCTGTTGGTGAGAACATATCAACAAGTTTCTCACAACGAATTGCATTACCACTGTTATCCATTAAAAGATAATATCTCTCGCCGTCTTCTTGATAAGTTGTACACCAACGCCAAAACTTGTATTTAGTCGGGTCGGAGATTTCTTTTTGCCCAACTGTACTTTGTCCATAGCTTCTACTTTTCTTATTGGTTTCTTCTTGTGAACTTTCACCAGCGTTACCAGCACTTTCTAATAATCTATCAACTGCAGATTTAATATAAGTTTTATTTTTAGCTCCCTCTTTTAGTTCTCTTCTTGTTAAAGAGACTGAATAAGAACCCATATACTTACCTTCTTCAATATCAATACCACCACACGAAGGGTCAATCAAGAAGTCATAAACATCAATCGGCTCTAAATGAGATCTGTAGTTTCCGTTTACACTATCGGCGTAATAAGCATATACAGCACGCCCATAGATGATACCTTGCTTCTTACCGACTAAATCCTTAATGTCCCAGTTGTTATCGTTAGCGTCTATGTTTTTAAGAGCATTTAACAATTCAACTCTTTTAAGTTGGGCGTTCTTTCGTTTAGTAAATTTAAACGTCAAAGGATTATCTATCTTTGACAGTAAAGTATGCACAAACTCTTGCATACGACCCAAAGAAACATTAGCCCTAGCTTCTGTATTCTTTACTTTCTTTTGGTAGTAAAGGTCTTCGTTCTTCTGCCAATTAGAAATCTTGCCCTGTTTATAAGTACGGGCGAATGAAATCTCATCAAGAGCTTGTTTTGCTATTTTATCAACTGTTTGAATGTTCATATATTATTAAAAAAAACAGCCCAACTATCCCTAGCCCGCCTCGCGAGAGGACTAGAGAAAAGCGAGGCTGTTTATTGTAACAATTCTATTTAATTGATTCTTCTATCTCTTTAGCAACCTTTTCAATATTTTCTAATTCTGACTGATAGATTATTTTTCCAATAAACTGCTCTCTAATTTCAATAGTTATACTTGGATTAATAACTTGACTTTCTTTTGCATCATCATTAATCTTACCCACTATATTTTCTAAAACAACTAATACTCCAATAGGTTTAGAATTAAGTATTTCTTCTTTATCTATCGCAAATACTGCTTCTCTTTCTATTGATTTGTCTTCATTACTATATACTATAAAAAAGTTATATTTCATACGCGAGGCTTAATTATTAAATTCCTATATCCTCATAAAGAGGTTTTGATTCATAAATGTCGGTTCTTTCTTGTTTATAAGGTGGCTCACATATCTTTAATCCATAAGCCTCGGCGTCAATCACATCATCGTGCTGTCCTCGTGGGAATCGTATCAACTCTTCTTCTAGGTCTTCGCACTCGCCCTCTATGTGATAAATCTGTCCGCTTTCATACTTTGGCACTAGGCCTTCAATTCTAATCTCCTTGGCAGTTCCTCCGTGTGATAATTGTACCACATAAGGATATTTTGACCTAACTCTCATCTCATCTTGTAAAAAAGGCTCTATCGCTTCAGTAAAGGCAGTCTTTTCAATTCCTATCTTCTCAAATCCGTCATCGTGGAATTGGAATATTAAATCAATCAATGCTTTTGGGTTTATCTGGTACTTTCTAGCCGAGATGTACCAATTATTCAACTCATCAACTAATATTTTTGCTATGCCAGTATTATCACTGGTAGCGTTCTTTGAAAGAGCGGTGTCAATTAAAATAAACTTTCTAACCTTTATATTCTCTAAATCTTTTCTTGTTTTATATTTAAACCATTTCTTAAAAAACTTTTGACTAGCTTCGTCTATCGGTTCATTTAACATTTCAGCTGAATAAACTAATGAACCAAACTGTTTCTTTTTATCTTCCAAGCTAACCTTGCCTTCTTTTTCTGCCTGTTCGTTATTCATTGCGTATTTAGCTTCCCAAGTAGGCTTTCCGTCTTTCTCAACTGGTACCATTCTAACTCTTAATCCATTATCTATCTTTGCTCTATCTCTTAAAGTCTGGATTGATCCATATTCTGTAATGTAATTCCCTAAATAAATAATCTTTGCTGTACTATCTAAACCTGTCTTAAATTCGTCTATGTGCTTAATTACTTGTTCTGTGTAAGCCTTAGAGTCTTTAGTCTTGTTTGTTTCAAAATCATCTAGTAATAAGAAATCTGGTCTCTGGTGTCCGTGTATACGACCTCGGACTGATTCCTGTGTGCTGTGAGCTTCTACACGTACTCCGTTGTTTGTTATAAAATTGCTTACTCTTTTTTGTGTTACCTCGTCAGCGTTTCTCTTAGAGTTATACATTTCCCCAAAGTCTGCTTTATATCTAGGGTTTGTTTGCATTTCAACAACGATATCAAATAAGATACGCTCGGAGTTCTCTTTATCAAAGGAGTCTACATTGATATATCTTCTTCTATTGAATGTAATGAGCCACAATACAAATGCTTTTGCGATACTTGTCTTTGCACTCTCTCTGAACATCACCCAAGCTAACTCTCTAATCTCATCTTCCATTAAGTCGTTTAAGTCTTGAAACATCTCGTAATGGAATGGAGCAAAAGGATATTTACAATAATCTACAAAGTAATAGACAAAAAAGTATTTAAACTCCTTGCTCGCTATGTATACTCTCTCCTCTACTGTTCCCTGTATCATTTTGTCTATCACTTCCTTTTTGAGCATATAGTATTTTATCTAAAATAGCTGTTTGTTCTGGGGTTAATGTGTTTAATGCTTTACCGTCTGTTTTAATGTCAAGCCCTTCTGTTAAATCAAGGACAAACTTCATATAAAGCTCTATGGCTTTGGTATCTCCTGATAGTGCCTTTTCGCCAAGTTTAGTCAAAACTTCATTCCCACAATTTATGGCTTCGCTTAGCCAAATTTCTACAACTCTTTTTCTATTCTCTTTTTTGCGTCTTTGGAAACCGTAAGTGCTTTCAGCTATATCCCATTTTTTACAAAATTCCTCTATGGTATCAGTCCGTAAAGGCTTTGGTGTTGACTCCCTTTCTATCATTGCGGAAATCCAATCTTCTTTTCTTCCAGCCTTTTCTTGTTCCATACTTATTTCTTCTTAATCTCTTTTTTAACTTCTTTAACTTCTGCTTCTTTTTCTTTAGGTGCTTCAGCTCTTTTAGCTAATTTTTCTTCTAGCTTTTTATAAAGTATTTGGATATTGCTTTGGCAAACTTTAATTCTTTGCTCTTCGTCAAATACCATTGCTTTTAGTTCCACTACTGTTAGATTTTCTAAGTCCATATATTTTTTTATAATCTTTATTAGTACTTTGTTTAAATTTTATTCTTTTAAAATCTGCGGTACAGCTAGGACATAAAGAACCTTCCATATCATCGTAAGGCACTAATCTCTTACACCTTTGGCATTTTATTTTTAAGAAATCCTGTAATATCATATAGTATAAGCAAGGTTGTAAGGTTTCGGGGTTTCCTCGCTTCCGAATGTTGCTAAGAACAATTCGCTTTTAACCCCACTTAGATTATACGAATTTACTTTTAAAGTTTAACTTACGCTTTGTTTTATTTTGTAGTTCTTTAACGTATTCAGGATTGTGGAATTTATAAGTCTCGTTTTCTTTATCTCTCCACTCGGTATTTACATCAATCCAAATTCTATTTTTTTGTTCTCTTAGGTTTTTTAGAAAGTCAGAGTAGTAAGACATATAAAAAAAGAGGGCAAAAAAATTAGCCTCTTATTTCTTTTTTCCTTTTGATTTTGAACAACCCATACGGACAAGCATACGGTTGGTTAGTTCCCAACTTAATCCTGCCACGAGGTTAATTGATAGAATGTCTCAGCCGTAGCCGTTGGCAAGCTAACTTTTAACCCCTTGCTTATCGTAGCAGAACTAAATTGATAAAGATTTTTACTCTGATATGTAGTATAAATTATTATTTATTTTTTGTCAAGAACATTGTACACAGTAGTTTTTTGTGTGATTTTTATGTTTATTTATAATGTGGTGTGGATAACTTTTCTTTGCTTAATACAGCATAATTTAAGGCTATTTTTGCTGTTTTCTATCTTTTTTATTATTATCCCTCTTGACGGATACCTTTTTTTGTGGTAAAATTTATAGGTAAGAGTTCATTACAATCCATTGAACAGAAAAAATAAATATATGAAAAATACAAAAACAGAACAAGTAAGATTAGTTATTGAAAAACTTTCTAAAATTGACAAAAAGAAAATTCCTACTATTGGTCATTCTATTGATATGAAAAAATTTTATGAAGTACCAGAAGTTAAGAAGACCATAAAAGAATTAAAAGAATTGGGTATCAATGAAAAAAGTTTATGTAAAATGGGTTTTGTTCCAGCAGGAATATTACTATCAGGTGCGTTAGCTGTCTAAACTTTCTCATCTTAGACAGCTGGGAAAGTGTGCTTGGCATCACTCTAAACTGCCCTCTTTAAAGATTAAGGTTCAATGGATTGTAATGTGCTTATGCACGATTAAGAAAAAGAGACTAAATCAATTTTTCTTAAATAAATCTATTGGTAGGAGTGGGTTTGAAACTGGCACAGCTTACTCACTCCTTCCATAAGAATTAAAACACTTAACTTTAAATATATGGAAAAATTAAAAGAACTAGAATCTAAA